TGTGAACTTGTGCCCAGGCTGCTACCCGGCTTCTTAAGCCTGCATGACCTTCACCAGCAAGATAGACTACTGTGCCAGGTTTTACTTTGTTGCCGAACCAGTCCTCACGGTTTGAGGCTATTGAAAGGCACATATCTAAGACACAAAACGTTTTGCCTGCCCCAGATAGGCCATAAACCATACACAATGACGACTGTGGAATCCAATTCTTGATTAGCCATTTTATTGGCTTAAAGTCTGAGCACATCTCGCCAGCTGTGACTAGCCAGTTCTCTTGCTCTGGTTGTGGTTCTAGTAAGTTTTTCAAATTGTTTGTCTGTGCATAGTCATTAGCATCACCAAAAGGGGGCTTTATTAAAGCGCATGAGTAGTTTTCAGAGGCTATATCTGCAAACTTTTGGCCTACGCCATGTTCGTCATTGTCAACTACTACTGTAATTGGGTGCATTGAGCCATACCTTTCTCTTGCGGCTTGGGCTGTTGCTGGGATGTTAGAGGCAGAGTAAGCAATTAATACCATCTTGCCGGTGGCTTCATGTATGCTTGCTGCTGTTGCAAAACCTTCGGCTATATAGATGTGGGAAGGGTCTGAGCCAATAAACCAAAAACATCCGGCTATTTTAGCACCAGTAAAGAATCTTTTCTCTCCAGATTCACTTATATACTGTATGGATACTATCTCACCTTTTGGATTGCAGATAGGCAACATTAACTGGTTTTGTGCATTGACAAATGAACCATGCGGCTTAATGTTTTTTCTGGTTAAGTAAGGGTGCGATGTGGCTAATGAGCTCTTTTCTAGTATAGATTTACAGGACTCAGCAGCTACTTCCGCTTTAAGCGTGCGTGCTGCATCACGAGCGGCTTTGGCTTCTGTTGCACGTTGTATCATTAACATCTCTTCTATGGCTGTATAGCTTCTGCCAATACTTGCACGCCAGCCATGTTCAATGCCTTTCTTCCAATCACCATACTTACCACTCGGAACTTCATCAGGAAACGCTATGTACCAGCCAGATTGCCCTTCACCAAACCTATGTATCTCACCGTCTACATGGATTGATTGTGGATGTAAGCCGTGTTTATCCATGGCTGACATTAGTTGCTCGCTTGGTGATAGGCCAGCGTCTTGTACTTCCCAGTTGTTTCCTAAGATTGCGTATAAGTTGGTCATGTTTTTATCCTTTGTTGATCGACGAGTTTATACTACCCGACCCAAAAAGAGAAGTTTGTATATTTTTGTAAATACGGCTAGCAAAGCTCCCACGTTTGAATTATAGTTCATCACAACACGTGACTGGGGAGACAAAAATGACTAAGCAAGAGAAAATCAAAAAAGAGCTAGACGCTTTAGTTAGCAAGTTCTTAGAGGGGGGCGGCAAGGTAGACGGGGTGCCATTTAGACAGAAAACCAAAGATAATGAATTCTGGTATCAGCACCAGTACTCATATAGAGCAGAGGTAGACAGCGAGGAACGTGATGAAGTATAAGTTAATAGAAGAGGGAAACATAAGCGGTGTTGACTACGAGGTTTCTAAGACGTCATACGTAGTCCCGTATCAGAAAGAAGTAATTGTTTTGGTGGCGGTGATAGGCTGGAAGAATAACGAACATTTTGAACTGCAAGAGAACTTTACGGCTAGTAGTCATAGAGAAATGAGAGAATTTATAAAGAAGTCAAAATTGAAAATAGTGGAGGTGTTAGATGCACAATAAAATACAAACAATCTTAATAAACTGGCTAGCTGATGCCACGTGTAATGAAGTTACAGAACGTTACATTAAAAGGTGGATATTTCTGTATAGTTCACACTATAGGGCGTTGGCAGATAAACTGGTTAAGGAGGGTTTTAAGTGTGGTTAGTATAACAAGTACGAGGTCTGGTGTGGACAGAAAAGTAAAAATCTTTGTATATGGCAAGCCAGGGACAAAGAAGACGCTATCCATAGCAACGTTACCGAACCCAATTATTATTAGTGCTGAGAATGGCTTGCTGTCATTGCGTGACCATGACTTGCCAGTCATTACCGTGACATCTATGCAAGATGTCTATGAGGCATATGAGTTAGCCAGCAGTGGAGAGTATGACTCAGTAGCAGTTGACTCAATCAGCGAGATAGCATCAATGCTACTAGACGCCGAAGAGCCATTACATAAGAATGGTATGGCTGTGTATGGCGCAGTCATGAAAAAGGTTAGCAAGATGGTTAGGTGCTTCCGAGATCTGCCAATGCACGTATATATGACAGCCAAGGCAGAGAAGTCTCAGGATCAAGATGGCAAGATATCATGGTCACCGGCATTGCCTGGCACTAAGCTTGGCCCCCTACTTCAGCACGACTTTGATGAAGTATTTGCTGCGAGAATGGAGCGCGCAAAAGATGGCTCAGTGTTCTATGGTTTTATGACTCAAGGCGATAACGAATGGACAGCCAGAGATAGAAGTGGTGCTTTAGACATGTGGGAGCCACAAGACTTGGGTGCAATTATTAATAAGATACTAGGAGATGTGAGATGATCAACCATGAAATTTTTATGAACGCATTAGACAGAGCTAGGTTAAAAATGGAAACACTTAACCTTTATGACCCAAGAGCGCTAAGAGACACGGCGGACTACGTGGCGTGTAAAGAAGCAGAGGCAAATATAGCAAAAAGATACCTGGAGAAGACTTATGCTGAAGTATGAAATGATTCCTGATTATCATTTATTTAGGATCAGGGCGCTAAGAGATGTCGGGCAAGTTAAAAAAGGTGCTGATGGAGGTCTGATAGAAAAAGAAGGTAACTTGTCACAGGAAGGAGATTCTTGGATCCATTGGGGTTCGAGGGTAAGCGGAAATGCTTGGGTAAAAGACAATGCTGTAGTATATGGCGGTGCGCCTATGATTACTGGGTGGGCGACCGGAGACGCACGGGTTTCTAGAGAGCCAATTTGTATCTCAGGCTTAAGGTGGGATGTCACCATATCAGACAACCACATCGCAATATTTGATGTTATCCGCACAAAGCAAGAGTGGATAGAGTGTAATGAGGAGATGAGAGACTCTATTCGTTACGACATAGTGGAGTTTTGGGACAAGTACAGAGATAGAATTTTAAATTTAGCAGGGTTAGTAGCATGAGTTTATATGAGGAGTGGTTACAGATTAAAGAGTATGAAGCACAAGCCTATACTCGACGCGTCGAGATAGAGAAACAGCTACTAGCCAAGTTCCAAATTGGAACAATAGAGGGCAGCAAAACCATTAAAGAAGATGGCTTTAAAGTTGGCTTGACAGGGAAGCTTAACAAGAAGATAGATGTAGAGGCACTTAGATCTCTGCCTAACGAGTTTCCTGAAATTACTAACGATGTACTAGGCCGAGTTTTCAGGTGGACGCCTGAAGTCAATGCTAAAGAGTGGAAAGAAGAAAGTAAAGACATCTTGAGTATTTTAAGTAGAGCGATTACAGTTACACCATCAAAAATCAGTTTCACAATAACCAAGGAGATATGACATGGCAATTTTAGACATCAGTTTTAGTAATGAAGAGATACAAGACTTCTCGCCTCTACCTGAAGATGAGTACACTTTTAAGATTGAAAAGATTGAACTTAAAGATACCCTAGCTAATGATGGCAATAAATATCTAGGGGTGCAGTGCGTCGTTACTGAGGGGAAGCACACTGCCAGAAAATTCTTTGATAAGCTACACATTGTCAACAAGAATGAGGTAGCGCAATCAATTGGCAGACGTGCACTGACTCAGTTGAGAGTTATTGCAGGCATTCCAGAAAACGGCTTGACAAATACCGATCAACTTATAGGCGTTATGGGTATTGCTAAACTTGGCATGGAGATATCACCCGAGAGGGCACCAAAGAATAAGGTGGCATATTACAAACCACTTTCTGCTGGTAGCACACCTTCTATTTCTTCATCGCCGATGGCTGCATTTAAAACACCTTCTGCTGCGCCTAAGAGTGAATTTCCACCAGTGCCAACTTATGCTGAAGCTAAAAAAGAAGTTAAAGCGGGTAAAGTAGCCCCATGGGCTGGTGGCTAACATGACAGAAATTCCAAAGTTCGAGGATAGTGTTGTTTTAGCAATTGATCGAGCTTTGGAGAAGTTCACTGAGCAGCCTAGGCCGCACCTTGGCGCTTCTATAGTAGGCAACCCGTGCGAACGGGCTGTCTGGTATAGCTTCAGGTGGGCAACTATAGATCAGTTTCCTGGGAGGATGAAAAGGCTGTTTGCTAGAGGACAAAGAGAAGAAGCTGAAGTAGTTAAATACTTGGAGATGGCTGGAATTGTAGTCACTGACACCGGTAATGACCAGTCTAGGGTGGATTTCGGCTGCCATGTAAGTGGTTCAATAGATGGCGTTATACAGTCTGGCGTTCCAGAGGCACCAACTGCTAAGCATATCTTAGAAGTTAAAACACACAACACAAAATCATTTGACACACTGGTTAAACATGGCGTGCAGATAGCCAAACCAATGCATTATACTCAGATGCAAATGTATATGTCTGGTACAAAGATAGATCGAGCGCTGTATGTTGCTGTGTGCAAGAATGATGACCGGATTTACACTGAACGAGTAAAGCTTGACAAAGAATTTGCTGTATGTGAGATTGACAAGGCCAAAAGAATAGCTGTTACTCAGTGGGCACCAGCTAAACTGTCAGAAAATCCCAGCTGGTTTGAGTGTAAGTTTTGCTCACACATTGGTATATGTCACCAAAAAGAGGCAACAGCTAATAAGAGTTGTAGAACGTGCCAATACAGCCGAGCGTTAGAAGATGGTACTTGGTTTTGTGATACATTTCGTGACAATATTCCACTAGATTTCCAATATAAGGGGTGTGATAATTACGTCATACACGAAGACATGAGAGGAAACTAAAATGCTATTTATGAAGATTTCTACTAGAAGAGAGGCTGCCAAAGAGGGGCATCAATTCTATTTTACAGGAAAGGAGTGCTCAAGAAAGCACTTATCTGTGAGATTCACATATGATGCTCGTTGCAGGGAGTGCGGAAAGCACGATAACAAAGAGAATTACTATAAGAGTAGAAAGTATCCATCTGGGGTTACTAACCGAGGTATACCAATTATAAACCAACAGACAGGCGAAAGGTTTAAGTCCATGGCAAGTGCAGCCAAAGCGTTAGGCCTGTCTATTAGTATGGTATGGCTAAGTGTTAACGGGAATATTGGTAAGATAAAAGGCCAACACAGCTTTAGAAGGCTTCGAAAAGGTGAATAGACAAGAAGCTGTGGCTTTATGCTTAAAAACGTATGTCCCAGATAGGCCATGTAAAAATGGGCACAGTCTAAGATACACAAGTGGGATGAACTGCGCCATATGCAGAAAACCAGAGAAAAGTGCAGAAAAGAAGATGCTGCTTGATGCTATTGAAAAAGGCTTAAAAGTTTATAGCACTGGAAAGCCATGCAAGAATGGCCATATAACAGATAGATATGTAAGAACAAGAACTTGTAAAGAGTGTAATAAAAATTCAGCAAAGAGGCACCGTGACATGGAGAATATAGAAGGCTTCTTTTTAAGCGAAGAAACAGCAAATCTTCTGGGTCTTCCGAGATTCTTTACAGCCTTACCTTGTCAACGTGGACACACCTCTGAGAGGTACACAAAATCAAGAGGGTGTGTAGCGTGCAAGAAAGGGTACAGGGAGAATACTATATTTCTTCCTGTCTCGAAAGAGCGTATCCATAAAGATGACAAACCAGCACCAGCTTACATACCTAAGAAGATTAAGCGAGGCATGTTTCCACCAGAATAGCAAGGACTTTTATGCTACGAGATTACCAAAAAGACACTCTTGAGCAGCTTTATGCGTGGATGAAAGAAAATAAAGGCAATCCTTGTATTGAGTTACCAACCGGTTCAGGTAAGTCAATAATAATTGCTCAAATTTGTAAAGACCTCTTGCAAAGTGATCCTGAGAGCAGGATCTTAATGTTATGCAGCCAAAAAGAACTTATAGAGCAGAATGCTGAGAAGATGCGTCTAGTGTGGCCTGGTGCTCCCCTTGGCATTTACTCGGCTAGTGTTGGACGAAAAGAGGCTAATGAGCCAATCACTTTTGCTGGAATACAGAGCGTTCACAAAAAAGCAGAACTCTTTGGCCATGTAAACACTGTAATAACTGATGAATGTCACCTGATTTCTCATAAATATCAAGGTGGCTATAGGTCATTTATAGCGTCACTTCTAAGGGTCAATCCACTTTTAAGGGTCATAGGCCTTAGCGCCACACCTTACAGGCTTGGGCATGGACTAATAACTGAAAAGCCAGCCATATTCGATGACATTATAAAGCCAATCAGTATTAAAGAGCTAATAGAGCAAGGTTACTTAGCAACACTAAGAAGCAAAAGCACTTTGGCACAAATAGATGTGTCAGGTGTAGGGAAGCGTGGTGGTGAGTACATTGAAGCTGAATTACAAGACAAGGTAGATCAGAAAGACCAAAACGCCAGAATAGTCTCTGAAGTTGTTACTAAAGCTGGCGAGAGAAAGACATGGTTATTCTTTTGCGCTGGTGTTAAGCATGCCGAGCACGTAGCTGAGGAGTTGAGGCTTCAAGGAGTGCCTGCTGAGTGTCTAACTGGATCAACCAGTAAAACTGAAAGAGAAAGTATCCTTAGAAGGTTTAAAAATGGCTCACTCAGAGCACTGACAAATGCTAATGTTTTGACAACTGGCTTTGACTGCCCTGACATTGATCTTGTGGTTCTTATGCGGCCAACAATGTCACCAGGGCTATACATACAGCAAGTAGGACGTGGTATGAGGTTAAAGTCTCATACAGATCATTGCTTAGTACTAGATTTCGCTGGTGTAGTTTCTATGCATGGGCCAGTAACTATGGTTCAGCCACCGAAGAAAGGAGGGTCTGGCAAAGGTGAAGCACCAGTTAAGTTATGTCCCTTATGCTTTGAGATATGCCATACATCAGTTAGAACTTGTCCAGCGTGTGGGACAGCTTTTCCACCGCCACAAAAGAAAGAGCTTTTTCTGCATGATGACTGTATCATGGGCATCGAAAACAGCCATGCACTTATTACTGGCTGGTCTTGGCAAGTACATATGACTAATAAACAGTTAGAGTGCTTGTTGATAAAGTATAGTGTTCAAGGCAGAAAGACGCCAATTGTTGAGTATCTCCTTGTTCTTCACCCTGGCTGGATAGGACAAAACGCCAATAAGACTCTGAAGCTAATGGCTGACAAGTTAGGAGTAAAAGACGAGTTACAGAAGTTGAATGAGATCTCTCAGGTAGCCAGGCTAATGAATACAACCAAAAGCCCAGCTGCAATTGAGTACAAGAAAGAAGTCAAGTATCCTACAATAGTTCAGAGGTTATGGAATGAGTCTAGTAATATTTGATATTGAAACCAATGGCTTACTTGATACCGTAGATGAGTTTCATACAGGAGCCTTCTGTTATGAAGGAAGCGAGACATCTACTGCTTGTACTGATGAGCAGCTTGTCAACACTCTAAAGAAGTCTGGTGCAATTACCGGCCATAACATCCTTATGTACGATTTGCCAGCTTTGCGCAAGCTGGGCATAATACAAGACTACTATATTGATGGCTATGAGCTGCACTCAGAAGAGCTAAATGTTAACGTTGTTGACACCCTCATTTTCTCCCGACTCCTTTATCCAGAAATCGACTTACATGGCTTAGCTGCTTGGGGTGAAAAGCTTCACATAAGCAAGCCAGTAATAAAAGATTGGAGAGGCTTGACTCTCGAAGAATATGAGCACAGATGTAAAGAGGATGTAAAGATAAACTCTAAACTGTGGGACATCATCAAAAAAAGTGCAACTAATGTTGAAAGAGCGTATGAGATAGAGTGCCATTTTGCAGACATTATAGCAAAACAAGTGCGTAATGGGTTCACTTTTGACTCTAGGCTCGCCATCTTAGTATGTGAAGCCATAGGAAAAAGAATGCACGAGCTGGATAAGGAAGTCTTACACCTAATGCCCAATGTTTCTCTTAATAAAGGAGATCTCAAAGCTGTCAAGATACCATGGATACGCTACACAAAAGACGGCGGGCTGGTAGTGTCTGTACAAAAGTGGCTAGACAAACACGAGTGTGAGTATAACGAATACACTGGCCTAATTGAGCACGATGACGGTAATATTACTGACCCACGTGTTGAAGAGTATTTAACAGTAACCAAAAAGTTAAGGCTGAGCAATAGAGGTGGTATGAAGGAACACCTTTTTAGTTTAGGTTGGGAGCCTGAATACTGGAACTATAAAAGAGATTCATCAGGTAAGCTAGTAAGAGAAGAAGGCGAGCTGGTAAAGATGTCACCAAAGGTCAGGCAAGAAGAAGCTGTCTGCCTATCTTTGCTTGGTATGATGAATAGTTCAGGAGATCTTAAACTCATTGTTAAGTCTTACATAACTTACAGTGTTTACAAGCATCGTAAGAGCTGTTTAGAGGGGATGCTTGAGCAGCCAAGACTAAAGGTTGATGGCAAGCTGGGTGCTGACATGAACACACTAGGGGCTTCTACGGGACGTGTTACCCATAAAGTTGTAGCCAATATCCCTAAGTCGTTTAATGATTTTGATGACAAAAAGATCTCTGTTATGGGCGTGACTGGGCTTAAACACGTAATGAGAGCTTGTTTCAAAGCCAGCGAAGGGTATGTTTTAGTTGGCATAGATGCTTCTGCACTGGAAGCCAGAGTGGAAGCTCACTATGTGTGGAGATATCCAGGAGGGGAGGAGTATGGAGAAACTCTGCTAGGCTCAGGTCAGGGTAATGTTCACACTATCAACAGTATGAGGTGGGAGGTAATCAGGGATCTCGCAAAGGCTATAAAGTACGCTTTAGGCTATGGTGCTTCTGTTGCCAAGATAATGTCACTTCTAAGGTGTGACAGAGAGAGAGCACAAGAAGTCTATGATAGCTACTGGGACAGTGCCGCGTGTGTAAAAATGCTGCTTGCTGACTTAGAGCAAGGCTGGGTAAACAGCGGACAAAGAAGGATAAGGACAATAGATGGCAGGCCATTATATGTAGATAGTCGCCATAAGCTGCTTAACTACCTATTTCAGAGCACTGGTACTATCATCATGAAAGTGGCAGCATGTATCATGGATAGAAGACTAAGAGCTGAAGGGTTGTATGTTAATAATGCAGTAAGAAAAGTGTGTGATTACCACGATGAATTTCAGTTTGAAGTGATAGCCAATATTCCTGGGCTAGCTAAGATGGTTGGACAGATGGGCATTGACTCTATAAAAGAAGCTGGAGTACAGCTGGGATTGAATGTGCCTTTGGATGGTGAATTTAAAGTTGGCGCTAACTGGGGGGAAACACATTGAAGACAGAGAATAGAGAGCAGATTGAGTTTATTCAATGGTTCAAGAGAACTTTTCCTGGTGCTCTTATTATTCATATACCCAATGGGGGCAGTAGAAATATTATAGAAGCAACTACACTAAAAGCCATGGGCGTTGTGGCTGGTGTCCCTGACCTTTTTATCCCTAGCATGAGGTTGTGGATAGAAATGAAAAGGGTCAAAGGGGGGAGAGTAAGCCCTGATCAAAAAGCACTTATAGAGAAATTACAGTCTTATAACTACACAGTGAAAGTCTGTAAAGGGTGCACTGAAGCTATAGAAGCCGTACTCAATCATCACATTTAGATACAAAATATTACAGTAATTAGCCATTTTATCCCCTAATATAAGCAAGTAGTAAAAATAAAGGGGAACAAAAATGTTGTACATAGTAGAAGATTTTGATATTAGTCTAATAACAGAGGGGTGTACACTCGTAATTACACCTATAACTTTTAACCAGGCAAAAAACTTTGTGTCAAACACAGACACTGTAGTTGTTTCAGGAAGGAAAAGCCCTAACTTTTTCACTGACATGGTAGATCTTTTAGGAGTAAGAAATTACACAGATGGGAATATTCCTCACTCTTTGCACTATGACACAGACCTCTTAGTCCTTTCAAAAGTAGACGGTGAAGTTAAATTCTGGATGGTGAGGTAATATGGAAAACGGGGCAATAGACAACGGGCGTTTTACAAACATAAAGTTTTGTGAAGAATTTGTCAGGACAGACATCAGCGCATCTTCTTTTTATTCGTGCGAATTTATTAATTGTGATTTCACTGAGACGAGTTTCAGTGAGGTACGATTTCTCTCTTGCACATTCGATGAGTGCAGATTCAGGAAAATTGAATTTAAAGGGATAATTGTTAACGACGTGAGAGGCGCTGCATTTAATAATTGTACGTTTATTTGTAAAGAGGTTTATTCTATATGAGTATTAGTAATTGGATAAACATTTTTAGCGATACTCAAACATCTCAAGACGTTGAGCATTTTCTCAGAGAGGAAATTAAAGAGTTAATAGTTGAGCTTAATGCTGGCTACAGCCCAGAATGTGACAAAATAAAAGAGCTGGCTGACGTTATATGGTGTGCAACAGCCCTAATTGAAAAGCTTGGCTACGACTCAGCCAAAGTTATGGAGCTTTTAAGAATTAACAATGTGAGCAAGACATTCTCCTCTAAAGAAGAAGCCGAATTTCAGTGCCCTGAGTGGTGCAGAGTTGTCCCAGCTGGCGACATATTTGTTATCTTAAATGATAACAACAAAATATGTAAACCACTAAACTTTAAAAAACTTAAAAAGGCTGATATAGATGCAACAAAATATTAATAGCTTTTTACTCTTCTGCCTATTTGTTGTGCTGATGGCTTTTGGTATATTAGTTGATGAGCAAGCAGCCAAGATATCATGTGCATGGGCATTAGCCATAGCCTTGATGTTAGAATTTATGAGAGTGTGTGGAGGGGATGATGACCATAGACGATAAAGGCCTAAGATTGCCAAATAAGACTACATATTTTATGTCTGAAGGAAGATCTGTGACGGTAGGTTCCCACGAAGAAGCTTCACCGGCACCTAAAGGCAAAAAAGATGATAACGGCAAACTAAAGTACCACCTAATCCCGTGGCAAGTACTAGAGGGGCTTGCTTCTGTTTTGACTTTTGGGGCAAAAAAATATGCGCCAGAAAACTGGCGGGTATTGGCAGACCCAGAGGAAAGGTATGAAGATGCTATGTGGCGGCATATTATGGAATACAAAAAAGGTAACCGCTTAGACAAAGATTCAAAGATGCCTCACCTTTGGCACGCTGTGACTAATCTGGCTTTTCTGATATACTTTGAAGCACAGTCTGAGATATTAGAAGGTGCACAAAATGACCAAGGGGAAAGTGTACACGCTACTATTGCTAAATGAGTTTGTTGTTTGTAGCCATCTGAGAGGATGGAAACCAACTGAGAGATCTCTGCTTCATAAAAGTGGGGCAGAGGCCAAGTATGACAATTTGCTAATTGCGGCAATAGAAGAATTAATCGCCGCAAGAGACAAAGATACACAAGACAAAGTACATCATCAGAAAGTTAGGAGGCTATTCGCTAGTGCAGAGACTGAGGCGTTAAAACAGCAAGAGGCTCTCCAAAAATGAGAAAACGCACGTCTGGATCCAAGATCATGTTTATCCCCGACACTCAAGTGAAAGCTGGTGTCAATACCGACCACATAAAAGCACTGGGAAACTACTTACAAGAACATAAGATGGATTACATTGTTCACATAGGTGACCATTGGGATATGCCCTCTTTGTCTACACACGACATGCCTGGCTCCATGGAGTACGAAGGGAGACGTTACGCCAATGATGTTAACGCCGGAATAGACGCCCTTCAATTGATACCTACTCAACGAGGAGTTAAGCGCATCTTTTGCATGGGCAACCACGAAAATAGAATCAATAGAGCACTCAGCCATGATCCAAGGCTTATTGGCTGCTTCAGTACAGACGATCTTCAATTAAGGAAAATGGGATGGGATGAGAGAGAGTTTCTAACAATAGTCAATATCGAAGGTGTTAGGTTTAGCCACTATTTTGTAAACCCCCACAGCAGAATGAAGGCCTCCATAAGTGGCAGCATGGATACAATGCTAAAGAATCTAGGATTCAGTTTTGTAATGGGGCATGCTCAAGAGCTTAAATTTGCTAGGCACAATTTACCAGATGGTACAGTAAGGCAAGGGCTAATTTGTGGTAGTTTCTATAGCCACGATGAAAAGTATATGGGAGTACAAGGCAACAAATGCCACTGGAGAGGAGTTATCCAAATGAATGAAGTTAAAGATGGAGCATACGATCCTTGCTTCATGTCTTTAGATTACTTGGTTAAAACTTACTTATAAGGTGATGTATGACAACAGTTGCATTTGATGGCGAGTTTATGTCCTGTGATACCATGATGACTGATGGCGGCATAAAACTTTATATTGAAACCAAAATGATTAAGAATAGTGAGTTTGTACTAGGCTGGGCTGGTAGCGTGGGAGTAGCTCGTAGAGTGTTAGCTGGTGTAGCAGCTTTAGATCTAAGCGAACTCCTGGTGTCTGGTGTCAAAGGGCAAGAAGACCTAGAGTCAAGGCTAGATATACTACTTGTTTGCCGTGAAACCAAGCAAATATTTGTTTTAGTTGGTAATAATTTTATTAGTATTAGAGCAGACCGTCATGCTATTGGTTCTGGCGCAGACGTAGCCATTGGTGCAATGTTGCATGGTGCAACAGCCAAACAAGCAGTAAAGTCAGCTTCTAAAGTAGACTTAAATACTGGGGGCAGGATACTTACTTATAAACTGTGATGGAGCCCGCAGTCGGAATTGAACCAACGACATCCACGTTACAAAGGTGGCGCTCTACCTGCTGAGCTATACGGGCAAAAGAAACCCGACACTTAAGTCGGGTTAATGACTACTTAGCTAAGCTTAAGAATTTTAGAACTTTCATAACTTTTGCTAAAAATACATCGTCTTTAGGATCTGGCGTAAGCTTGACAATCACAGAAGCAATTGCAATTACGTGGCTAACAACAACCATAACATCTACTACGCTTTCCATATACACCTCTTTTTGTTTGTTCCTCAAGTGTAATTATAGCGGATATTTTGACCAAGGCAACTGGAAGTGAGGGCCATCTTTAAATTTCCACTTACCGCCCCACTCAACCTCTATATCTAAGGCATCTGCTGCTTCTTCTATGGCGGCTGCTATCTTATAAAAAGGAGGCCAGTCAAACCTTACTTTTCCACCAATATACGGGGCAAGGTCAACTGCATGGCCAGTTATGTGCCTACTGTTCATGGTTGTACTAGCACCAGCTCTAACCAGCTCTTTTTGTCTAAGAATGGTACGTAGCCCCTCTATAACACAAAAGTCAACTTCAGAAATACGGAGCGCCAGTTCAACAACAGCTACTAGGTCTTTATGAACTCCACTTAAATTCTTCAGTGACCTGGCGGATAATTTGTAAATCATCTTTTACCTTGCTGAATAATTAGGGTTTTTATCTCACTAAGACCAATGTGCATGTCACGACTGAGAGCGCCAAGCCTATCATCTAAAATGTTTATCCTCGTTTTAAGTCCTGTCTGCTCTTCGCTTCTTCTTTCATCGCGTTCATTCAGTATTGCGATTGATTGTTTGTGTTCGTCTGCCATGTCTTCCAAGACTCCTATGCTTAGAGCTAGATCCTTCATCTCTATTTTGTGGTTTTGAATTGCGGAGTCAATCTTTCTTCTTTCTCCATGGTAAATACGCTGGACAAGTTTGAAAGAGAAGCCAAGTAAAATTATAACTGTGCCCACAGTAAAAATACTCCCTCCTGCTGTGATGCCTGCTATCCAAGAGTTCATTACAAGTTACCCTCGCTTACCCATGTACCTGGTGTCCCTGCAACTGTACACACCCAAGACTTAGGTTGCCCAACTGTAGGGGCTGAGTTAATTACCCTATCGCCACGCTCCCATAGTAAAGTAGAAGGGACTGCACTGTTGTAAGCTACAGTGTTAATGGTGGACGGTCTTACTTCACCCTTGTACACTCGCAACCTACTTACTTTAACGCTTTGGGTATTATTGAGGGATATAGAAAAAGTCCCAGCTCTAGGGCTGTCTACGCCTGAATTGTAATAAGTTGGTACATATATATGGTGTAAACCCCTGGTTAGGCGTTCAAGTACTTCATTAGCCCCTGCATAGAATCCTAGTGTGGTTATTGTTTCAGATAAGTTCTCAACGACAAAATGGACTGTATATAGCCCTGTTGGTTGCCCTGTTAAAACTGTCCCATGTATTTCAGTATGCTGGCCATTGTAAGAGGCACCCGACCCGCCATAAGTACGGCTTGGTGCTGCAAAGAAGTCAGTACCTGTGGTAGCAGTCGCATTAGACAGTGTAGTAGACCAAGCACCACCGCCACCTACTTGCAAGCTATTAACAATATCAGAAACCCTTAATGTAGCTGCATGTCCTTTGTAATCCCTGTTTACTGTAACAGCTTTTGATATAGCCAGTGTTTCCCCTTGATATACCGGTGCTGT